CACTCATGGTGTTTTCCTAGTTCCGTATACCGAGGGTTCTAGGCCGATGAGTAAACTTCAATTGAGTAAGCAACGTTTGTTGGGCTGATGAACCACATAGGTAGTAGTCCTCAACTTAGCACTGTCACGTTCGTTGGATTGTTGAAGCATCATAAAGGATATAAAAACTAGGGGACCTGTGGTTTGTGCGTAGTTGCAAGGGGATCCCAATTAGGTATTTCACCTAAATATGTCAATGATTACGAGCGTCGGGTAGGTTAGCATCTGCCACATTGACCAGACACCGAGCGTCTGTGAGAGCTACGGAGGATAATGGTTACCGTAATCCATTCAAGAGCCGACTTGTACTCAGGCACCCGTGGTAGGGCAAACACCATTAAATCAATCAGTTACCATGGCCACAACTAATGATTTAATCGAACCTATCGCACGCGTATCCAGGTCATCCCCCTGGATGAAAGTGAAACGCTGGGCACTCAATTGTATTGAGGAGAGTGCCATCATGCAACTCCTGTGTTGTGTAGATGGTAATGAGCTGGAAGTTTACCGACAAGGTGAACAGGTTCGAGGGCTGTTGCGCAGTGAAATGCGTAAGCACCTCGGATATGCCAGCCGGGATACATGTGTTAGCAACGCCATTGATGAGGTGTTGATTGACACGGGCTACGACCTTGCGGATTGTGGGTCTGTACGCCAGGCAAACATTGGAGTGACACGGACCAAGTCACAGTGGGATGCGTACTTCGCCAACTTAGGTGTGGTGGATGTTGTAGCATTCCTCGATCACGGGGCACTACGTAGTAGTGCGCAACCCGCCAAGATTGTACCAAAGTTTGCAGCAGCGTGTGCTCTACACGTGCGCGCCAAGTTAGGCGCATTGCCGATCAATGAGGCAAATATGCTCCTTGTTCAAAGGAAATATTTGGAAATTTGTAGGCGGCACAATGTTAGAGACGTGGACACAGTAATGCATCAACAGTTTGTACTGAATGCTGTGTTTACCGAGAGCACCCTAGACGATGTGGCAACCAGTAGGAGGCGGTTGCCACGGTGGGTGGGATGGCTTGATTCACTTGACAAGGTGAACCAGGTCAACCCAACCATTTGTTGAGGGCGCCCGGTGAAGGTGTGCGGATCCCAAACACAACTCAGCAACGTCTTGAGGGAGAGAGTTGCAAATGAGTGTAAGGGGTCGTTGTGCGTACGCCGGAACGGGCTGTCATGCAAAACCCGTGAGTTCACTGTTCTCACGGGTTTTGGCCCAAATCACAACTTGGGAGTTTATAATAACAGCGTGGACACCATCGAGCGTGCATTTGCAGAGAGGTATTTTCTCTGCAGTGAGGGAGGGGGCTTTCGCCCTGCGCTCGAGGTTGGTCCCTCGAACTATCGAACACCTGAACTTAGCGAGTTCAGAAGTATTGTTCTAGATGCAATGCCTAATTTGCCCGTGATGACTAGTCAACAAGTTGTTGACACTTACCGCGGTTCAAAGAAGCAACTGTATCAAAGGGCATTGTACAGCTTGGAGGAAACCGAGTTGGCGGAGGTGGATTCACACCTCTCCGCGTTCGTAAAGTTCGAGAAGCAGGATGTAGCCAAAGCACCACGTGTAATTAATCCACGTAGTACGCGCTATAATCTGAGGTTAGGCAAGTACCTCAAACACGCAGAACACAAGTTCTTCACATCAATAAACAAAGCATTTGGAGCTCACACTGTTGCCACTGTCATCAAGGGGTTGAATGCCGACGATAGTGCGGCAGTGTTGAGGGCCAAATGGGATCGGTTTCACGACCCAATAGCTATTGGTTTGGATGCGAGTAAGTTTGACATGCACGTGAGTGTTGCTGCTCTTAAGTATGAGCACTCATTCTACACCGGTTTGTTTCCCAGGAGCAAAGAGTTGAGGAAGTTATTGCGATGGCAACTTAACAACAAAGGTGTGGCACGTGCTGTTGATGGAACAGTGAAATTCTCCATGAGTGGAACACGTTGCTCTGGTGACCTTAATACGTCACTTGGTAACTGCATACTCATGTGCTCCCTTATTTGGGAGTATGCTAAGAAGTGCAACGTAATTGTTGAGCTAGCAAATAATGGAGATGATTGTGTTGTGTTTATGGAGCGTGGAGACGAAGCGGCATTTAGTGTCGGGTTGTCAAAATGGTTCCGTAACAAGGGGTTTGCCATGACTGTGGAGCCGACTGTTGACGAGTTCGAAAGAGTTGAATTCTGTCAAACTAGACCGGTCCAATTGCGCACTGGCTGGCGTATGGTACGTAACCTTAGTGCATGTTTGGAGAAAGATCCAATGTGCATGATAGGGGTGCCAAACACCAATGTGCATCGCAAGTGGATGGGAGCAGTCGGCGATTGTGGGGGCGTGCTAAGTTCTGGGGTGCCAGTACACAGCAGCTTCTACAACATCTTCACACGCTCAGGACTAGGATGTTCAGAGGGTATGAAGGCTCAGATTTTTAAGAACCGTTCTCAGTTGCAATTAGCAGCCGGGCTGTCCACAGGTGAGGTGGACGCTAACGCCCGAGTGTCGTATTATTACGCATTCGGCGTGCTACCTGATGATCAGGTGGTAATGGAACGGTCCTTTGGCAACGTCACTATTACTGATGTAGAGTTGAACGTAATTCCACGAGATATGCTCGTGATTAATCCTGGGATTAATATTACGCCAATCCAAAATTAGTAATAGAGACGACATTACATCAATATGTTGCAAACGAGAAATAGAAATCCATCATCACGCCAAATGGTGGTCTATAAGAAGAGACAGCGGATTCCGCTCTCACTGAATCCAAACCAAATGCTATATGATTTAGGTTTGGGTGCGGTTGAGGGTGTGGGTAAGCTTGCTGTGCGTGCCGTTCGTGGCATAGTTAGTGCATTCCAAAGTAGAGGAGCATCGAAACAGGAAATAAAACAATTGGTTGCACCACTAGCACAGAGCTTGACTTATACGTCCCGACGACCAACTTTTGCGAAAGCAGAGGGGGGTTTGTCAATTGAACATATCGAAAACCTTGGGGTATTTAGTGCTGGACATTCAGCATACTCCATTGATAGCAACTTGTTTACGTGGCTTGCAGGCATTGCGAATCAGTTCGAGGAATACCAGATACAACTCTGGTTTGCTTGGAATCCAATTTGCCCAGCTACAACCACAGGACAGGTGTTAATGGCTTTCGATTATGACCCCATTGATGTGGGAGATGGCAGGTACATCGATGCTGCAGATTATTTTAATACTGCAGACCATTGTGTATCTGCTATATGGGCACCAGCAGCCATAGCGCCAACTAAAAGTGCGTGGCTTAAGACCGGCAATGCCGGTGATGCCCGACTGGTGAGTCCAGGGTTGTTTCACATTAATGTGACTGATCCAACCGCCGGCTACCTTACTGTCAAGTATCAGGTAGCGTTGCGTAAGCCTCAACCCAGTAATAACACATCATCTGCCAGTTTTTCTGGCTCCTACACTACCGCTACGGGACTCTTTGCCAGCCCTGGTGTTGTTGTAGGTAATGCGTCATTAATTCAATGGACCTCTTCCTCGGTATTAACCATCAAGGCAACACCCGGCTACAAGATAGTTGTGTGGAGCTCTGATGCTACTGCCGCTTCAGTCAGTGCCACTTTAGGTTCAGCTGACTTGATGGGAACGAGGTCCGGGACGGGCATAGCCATAGTAGCACGAGTTAACCCAAACACTGCAGCCGCGTTTGGTGGCACAGTATCAGCACCGGGTGGTGCCACCTCGTATAAGGTGGAGGTCTACCAGGAGCTGTATAATCCCTTGTACTTCTAAGATACTATTCTCTATTCAATTCCATTCGTGAGGAATGGTTGCTCCAATTCGGGGTAAGCGCAGGTATAGCCACTCTCTTGTATCATATTGTAACGACTAGCGATATGTGTGGATAGCAAGGTGCAGCGGAAGTCGGTACGGGCGTGAACCCGAGCCTTAGAGTCACATGGAATGAAAGGCATCAGAACTGCTTAGATCTCGCGGTCCAGCGCGACACGTCAGTGCAATGCACAACTAAAAGCTGGAATGTGTTCCCGAAATCTTCTGTGGGGGGGAATGACACAAATACACAACGTTTAA